GCTGTTGCTTGCCCCGGCGCTCCAGGGGCGTGGGAGGCTTCTCGCGGGCCTCTGCTGGTTCCACAAGCGGCCTCGGCCCTGGCCGCCTAACGCCCTCCCGAATGCCCTCCCGAATGGCCTCCAGGGCGACCTCCCGGCGCGTTTCCTGAAGGGCCACGGCAGCGCAGGCGTCTACTAGCGCATGGCCGGCCCTGGGTGCCTGGCGCAACCCGCTGGGCTTGCAAGTCACGTCCCAGCCGCACCCGCACCGCAAAGTGACATCATCGTGAGTCCGGCCCTCCTCCTGGACTACTGTCTCGCTGCCGCAAGCCGGGCACAGGTGGAGGTCCCTCACCTTGAACGCGGCCAGCACGGCGCCGCTATACGTGCCGTGGTGCTCCAACCGCTCGATGATTCTGCGCTTCCGGTCAAGCCGTACCGGCATACTTGCCTCCCTTGTATCCCTCATCCAAGCCCCCCCTCAGCACGTCGTTCACGCCCTTGGAGGTCTCCTCTGCCTGCTCGTCCGGCTCGATCTCCGGCGTGGGCGGTCCCTCTTCCGGCCCTTCCGCCCGCTGCGGCGCCGCCGGCAGCCCACCGATGTCGCGCAGATGCGCCTCCAACTCGTCGTCTGCCGTCAGGCCGCCCGATTTCAACAGTTCCGAGATGGGTCCCGCGAGGTCGTCTAGGGCCGGGCTTGCCACGTCGGCCGGCACGACTTCCGGGTCTTTATCCAGCCGGAACCCATTGATGCGCAGTAGCGGGCCTACAGCGAAGCGATTCACGGTCGCCGCGATCCGCTGCTCCACGATAGCCCGAACGCTCTGCGCGAACAGGTCCTTGTGGGTCAACGAGAGCGCGTAGGAGCCCGCCTGCCCCTTGCCCAGCTCCAGAAACTGCGCCAGGACGCTGGCCGCGATGTTCCAGTCCAGCCGCGCGACCACGGCGTTGGTGTCAATGCTCTTCGCGCCACCGCCCCGCTCCAGGCGGAACTCCCAGCCATGTGGCAGCGCAACGCCCGCCTGGTCGTCTATCCGCACAGAGGTGAGCAACTGCTCGACCCGCGCCAACTGCGCCGCCATCACGGGGTCCGTAGCATCCCAGAGGTTTACGCCCTCCGGCGGCTGCACCACCGGCAGACCCGCCAGGTCTCGCTCGATCCCGATGGCCTCGATGTTCTCGATGCGCTTCTTCATGTACCAGGAACGATAAGCGCGCCGCAGGATCGAAGCCCCCTCGGGATTCCCACCAGCCGGCTTCGTGCGGAAGAGCAGCGACTTCCCGATGGGAATCTCCACGGTCCCGCCCGTCTCGGGATCCCGCTGCTTCATGCCCTGGATACCGCCAGCCTCATCGAACAGCCACTCGTCAAGCGTATCCTGGGCCCGAAACGCGAACTTGCGCCAACCCACCTTCCCATCATCGTACAGGCTGGTGGTAGTGGACTTGCTGGTCGGACCGCGCCGGTACTTGAGCACCTTCTCGAAATACGCCCACCCGTAGGGCAGCATGGTGAGCGCGTCGGTGAGGAAGTCCTCCCAGGTATGGCTCATGTCGCCCATGCACTGCTCGATGAACTCGGCCGCGACTTCGCCGTCCGGCCCCTCCCCCGGTTCGACGTGCCAGGCCCCCGAGAGAATGACCTGCTCGATGGCGTAGAGGACGCGCCCGACAGTCGCGTCGTTCTGCGACATCTCCGAGTAGGCGGCGCGGCCCTGCTCGCCCTGGAGTTGGCGCAGGGGCTCGGCCCAGATGGTGCCCCCCATGCGCCGCAGGCCGCTGCGCCCGAACTCGCGCATGGTCACGCGCGGTGTTTTGTCTGTGTCCGCCTTTGCCGTGGGCACTGGCATGTTTCAGCCATCCCAGTCTCCTTCCCGCATTGCCTACTGCCGCCAACTCCGCTCTGGCCGGAAACTCGTGCTCCTAGAGGCCGCCGCCAAGCCGCCATCCCACTTCCTGCGCCCCGCGCCGTCCCCGCCGTCGTCATCTGCCTCCTGGGCCGTATTCTCGCCCAACAACTGCCAATGCTGCGCCTTCGCTGCCGCCAGGCTCATGACGCCCCAGTAGGCGAAGGCCGACGCCATCACGCAGTCGTCGTGCCCGCCCTCGGGGTGCCCATAGCGGATCCGCCCGCTCGCCAACCGCTGCGGCTCGAAGACATTGAACTCCGCCACCACCACGGGGTCCGCCAATAGCGTCACGGTGCGTGCGTCATAACCCACCTTGAGCGCCTCGATGATCTGCTGCTTGCTCAGGGCCGTGGTAGCGAAGGCCTCGATGCGCAGCCGCAGGCCCATTTCAGCGGCCTTGTGTACGAGCATGTCGTATATCGGCTCTCCCGGGCCGTTGCTCTCCACCACGAGCACCGAGGCCCCCAGCCTCTGTGCCATGCCCAGCACCCTGGCCGCCTGCTCGACGTAGTCCACGGTTCGCAGCCGCTCCATCGCCAGGCTGCGGCCCTGCGCATCCATAGCCATGGCCACCGAGTAATCCTGCCACTTGGCGGGGTCCCAGCCGATCACGATGGGCAGAGTCGGTTCCTCGGGGGGATCTGCCGCGTGCGCCGCCGGGTTGGGGAACAGCGCCGCCTCATCGCTGGGGAACTCTCCGAAGTATTCCTGGCAGACCCAGCGGCTCAGGCCCTCCTCGTCCACGGCCTGCTGGACCTCGCTGGCGTCCACGTGCGGGTTGCCGTCCTCGTGGGGCTCGACCTCGATCCCCCCGCCACGCTCAAATGCCTTCCACTGCGCGTAGAAAAGCCCGCAGACGCCCGGCACCGCCGGATCGTCGCCCAGAGCGCACTGGTGCTTGAACTCCCCCTGCGCGTAGGGCGTGCCGTTGATGAGCAGCAGCCGCAGGCGGTCCTTGTTCTGGAGCGCCGGGCGCAGGGACTTGAGGACCTTGTCCAGCCGCATCCGGTCCGCGTCGGAGATCACGACGATGTCCACGTCGGCGGCGGCCAGCATCTCCGGGCGCTCCGCGGTGCGCGTGGCCACGAAGACGTCGCTCTTGAGCCACATCTGCCGCTTGCTCTCATTGGGCGTCCCTGCCATCCAGGCCGCTGGCACGGCGCGCTTGCGCTCCTCCCACAACTGCTCACCCAGCGGATAGGACGGGTCAACGAACCACACCACGACCTTGGGGGCCAGCCATGGGGGCCGGTCGCCCTCAGCGGCGGCCATAGCCAACTTGAGGGCGAGATCCGTGCACATCCGGTCCTTGCCCCAGCGGCGAGGGGCCCGCAGCACGATGCGCCGGCACCCTTCCGCCATAGCGGCGTCAATGCGCGCCAGAGCCTTTACCTGGCCGGGATGCGGGTCGAACGGCAGGACCTCAAGCCCCGCCGCTGTCTGCTGCTGGGCATTAGCCAGCCGCGCCCATTCCAGCATCGCCGCTTGCTCTGTGAAGTTCCCGAACAAAGTCATCCCATCGCTCCGCAGGAATGAACTGCCGGACGACCCCCATCACCTTCTCGGCGACGGCGCCATCGGTAATCCGCACTTTGATCTCCTGCTTCTTGCCCCACTTTTCGTGGTGCTTCCGTTCCAGCAGCCAGGCGGCCGCCTGCCACTGCTTCGCGGCTGCCGCTCCGATCCGCGCCACCCCGCCAGCCTCAGCATCAGCCTGAGCCTTTTCTAGGGCCGCCGAAAAGTCAGCGCGCACCGTCTGCTTGCCCTCTTCGGTGTCCCTTACTCCCCGCCGCACCCAGTCCCGAAGCGTCGAAGGCGACACGCCCGCAAACGCAGAGGCCGTCTCCAGGTAGTTCCCGGCCCGCACAGCCATCAGGATGGCGTCGGCCCGCTCCTTGTCGAACTTGGGGGGCCGCCCGCCCTGGCCCTTGGGGGGACCGTTGCGGGTGCGGACCTTCTTGGGCCGCGGCTTACGCGGCCGCTTTGACTTTGCTCTTGCCTGCGCCATGTTTCTGCTCTAGCTTCACCGCCTGTTCGCCCGTCTCGGCTTCCCATCGGGCTATCGCCACATCGCAGTACCTCGGCTCGATCTCCATGCCGTAACAGATGCGGCCCAGGCGCTCAGCGGCGATGAGCGTGGTGCCGGAGCCGAGGAAGGGGTCGAGAACTACACTCCCCGCATCGCAATGCCACGCCATCAGATCGCTCCACAGAGTCAAAGGCTTTGCTGTCGGGTGGTCGCCGTG